GTGAGGTTGTATATTTGTATTAGTTCCACTTTCTCCTACTGTACGTGTATAAGATGTAGTACCTGCGCCATCGCCTGTTGCACTTGAAGTAGCAGTAACAGCTCCGGAAGTTTTAACAGGAAATCCAGATTGTATTGATGGAAATTTGTTCTCTGCATTTATGTCATCAGTATATATATGATTATGTGATATTAATGTAGCATTTTTAGTTCCACCGATGGCTTTTATAACATTGTAATTATTTCCATAACCAATACTTACTAAACCATCTAAATTTGGAGTGCCATTTTGACCATTACAAATAGCATAACCTTCACATAATTCAATTCCCAATCCTGTTCCATCAAAATTGTCATCAATATAAGCTTGTGAAACCCATAAATCTTTAATTTCAAATTGAAAAGCATTAGCATTTATATTAACAAAATCAACTAAATCTTGACCATCTATTTGTTCTAAATCTGTTCCATTTTCAACTGCTATTTTAGAAGTTAATTCTATTGTTCCTATTGGTAACTCACCAACACGAATTGTGGTTATTTCTGATGGATTTATTGCCATTACTCTGTTGTTTTAATTATATAATTTGCATCTGTATTTGTTGTCAGTATTACATCCGGATCACCATCGTTTAATACAAATTCGCCTAATCCTCTTGTTTGTGGTATTCCATAACCAACCATTGAACCACTAAAAGTTAAAAAATCATCAACTGATGAAGCTTCCGAAATTTCTGTAATGTAGCATTTACCATAATCAACTGTTGGGAATGTAGTACCTTGTATCTTCCAATCCAATAGTATTTTTGAACGTTTTAATAATTTTAGTTTATCGTAAGATGCAACAGTAAAAGTTCCACCCGCTACAGCTGAATTTATTTGTATACCCTCAAAGGATATACTATAACCTTGCATCATAGGTCTTGAAGTATTCCAACCATTGTTATCTCTTGTTGTAGTGGATAGCATTTCGGCATTTTCAGAAAGCGAATTACTTGTTAAACAACCAATCGGCAACCAGTTACCAAGTTGCTTTATATATAAAATTCTATCGCTGCCGTTGTAGAAATCCATTAAAAGTAGTTTTAATTACTACAAATGTACTAAAAAATATTCTTTGTTTATAATCGTTCTAAATAAATTTTATTACATTTGTAGTTATAAACACTACCAATGGTAAAAAATAGAATCGCTTTAGCTTGGGATGTATTAACCGGGGCAAATAAAAACTTATTTAACGAAAGTATTTATAAATTAGTCGGAGGCCTTACTTCTACATATAATACTACTTTAGAAACTTTAATAACAAAAGGTTACGGAGAAAACCCTGATGTTAATGCAATAGTAAATCAACAAGCATCGAAAACAACATCAGTTCCTTATTGCGTTAAAAAAATAGACGATAAAGAAGCTTATAAAAAATTAAAAAAATATCCTAACAATCCAACGTTTCAACAAAAGTTAGCAATTAGCAAACTTAAACGCAAAGCCTACGAAACCGATACCGAGTTGCCAATGCCTTTAGAACGACCTAATGTTAACCAAACATGGAACGATATATTTTTCTTATACAAAGTATATCTTAAAGTTTGTGGTAATGTTTATCTATATAAGCAAACAATTAGCGAAGGAGCAAACGCAGGAAATCCATTGCAACTTTATATCCTTCCTTCTCATTGGATGCAAATAGTATTGAAACCAAACGCAGCTTTAATGAGTATTGAAAACCCTATTGACTATTATATTATGCAACAGGGCAACCAATTAATAAGGTTTGAAGCTGCTGATATAATCCACATAAAACGATCCAATCCGTTTTATAATCAAAGTGGAACACATCTTTACGGTTATAGCGAATTAATGGCCGCTATTAGAAATATAAATAGCTCTAATAATGGAATAGATAACAATTCTAAAACAATGCTTAACAGCGGAGTTTATGGATTTATTCACGCTGGTGATGGAGCAACACCATTAACAGCAGAGCAAGGCCAATCTTTAAAGGAAAGACTTGTTGAAATGGATAATGATAGTACAAGACTTTCAAACATAGCCGGAGCATCTGCCAAATTAGGATTTACACGTATTTCACTTACAACCGATGAACTTAAGCCTTTTGATTATTTAAGTTATGACAGACGTACTTTAGCAAACTGCCTTAATTGGAATGTAGATTTGTTAAACGAAGAAAAGAACGGAAGTGGGTTTGGTGTTGATACCATGAACGAAGCACGTAAAAGAGTTGTTACTGATAATATCAAACCCGATTTAGATTTGTTAGCGGAATACTTAAATCTTGAATTTATCCAAAAATTTAAAGGTTATGAAGATGCCGAGATTGAATGGGATATTTCAGAACTACCGGAAATGCAAACTGATATGGAAACAATGTCTAAATGGGTTAATTCTGTTCCTTTGACATTAAACGAAAGAAGGGAAGTTTTCAACTACGAAGAAATTGACGATGAGATGATGAACGAAGTTTATATACCTACCGGAATAGTCAACTTAAACGATCCAACTCTTAACACGTTAATGGATGGACAAACTACGCTTTAGACAAGAAGTTCAAGCCTACCGAATAGTTAGAAGGAATGTTATTAAAATAGTTAACGGTATTCCTTTTAATAATATGTCTAAAGTAACCTATGAAGCTTTAATTAATTCAAACGTTACCGAAAAGCAAATAAAGGATATGTATAAAGAGATTTATACTACTTTAGGCAATCCACAATACAAACGTGTTAAAAGAAGCATCAAAATTGTTGAATTAGACTTTGAAACAATTATAGCCAACTGGCTTAACTCCAATATGGGTTTGCGTATTGTTTCCGTACATCAAACGTTAATTGATGCCATTGTTGCTGTTATTGCTAAAGGATATGAAGATAATATTTCGGTTGCCGATATAACAAGAAACCTGCAAAATAATTTTGGATGGTATAAATACCAAGCGTTACGAATAGCACGAACAGAAACTACAACCGCAACTAATTTCGCTACTGTTGTAGCTGCACAAAACTCCGATTTTGTATTAGAGAAAACTTGGATAAGCGTACAAGATAACAGAACACGTAGACCGCCAAAATCTGTTTATGACCATTTAGATATGAACGGAGTTAAAGTTGGTCTTAATCAGCCATTCTTTACAAGTGGCGAAGAAATAATGTATCCAGGTGATCCAAGTGCAAAGGCAGGAAATGTAATTAACTGCCGATGCAAAGTGGTGTTTACTGTTAAAGAAGATGAAAACGGATTACCGATAAGAAAAACTATCCTTTAATAGTTGGCTTAACTGTATTATTCCCATAATCAGGACTTACTGTATATTGAATGTCTGCAATGTCCGTATTGTAAAACTCTAATAGTTTAACTTGTGATTTATTAGTCTTATAATCATAATCATATTCTATTGGCATAAATAATCCCGATATATTATCAATAGTTATAACTGACATATAAGGTATTTGACCTAATATAGAACCCGAAAATACTTTGATAGGATTTGATTGTATTCTTAAATCATCCATAGCTGAAATTCCTAATAATGGCAGGTTTTCAAACTTATCTTTACGAGTCCAATTTGTTGTTAATTCTGTTAAATCTTCTTTGTAAATTGATCCAATTAAAGACGATATTCCATCGCCATTAAATACTTTTTGATTTTCTTTAGTTATTGAGCTTGGTGGCTCTGAACGAGTAACTGTGTGAAATTCTCCAACTATTCCTGATTTAGCAATTTCATTATTTAAAAGCTGTACATAAGTGAAATTTGATATTCCTAATCTTTGAATTAAAGGCGGTGTATAAATAAATGGTTTAGGACCAAATATTGTTATTGTAACATCGCAATCAGCAATTAAAGGAGGTAAAACTAATTCATAGTTTAAAAACAATTCACTTGTTTTATATTCACCAAAAGCAAAATTTCTTACGAAATAACTTGAAACCCATTCATTATTATTATTTAGATAATAACCATCACTTGTAGAAATTTGAAATATAAAACTTTGTCTAACGTTTTTACTTGACAATTTTAGTCTAAAACTTAAAATTTCATCTTGTGTAAATGGAACAGGTGTTGAAGTTAAAACTTCATAATTTCCTGTATATACATTTGCGCCAATTTTTAATCCTGAATTTGATCCATCATTAATAATACCTAAAACTGTAAGTCCATCTTCTATTATTGGCAAATCTGGGTTTACTGTCCAATCTTCAAAAATCATATCTTCATCATGATTTAAATTTGGATTTAAAACCAATCCTTCCAAAAAGCCATATTGGTAATTCAATCGATAGGCTGATATTGCGCCTTTAACTTCTATTTGTTGATTGCCATCACAATGGTGAGGATAAAAGTTATTTATCTGACTTCCTAAAACAGCATTTAAATTCTTTGTAAAAGTTGTGTCAGTATCTTGATTAATAAAAGTAGTGTAACCATTTAATTGCAAATCGTTAGGTCTATAAATCCACCAATTAGCATCCTGTTGTGTTATAACTGCTGAAAACAAATTTAGCATTGATGTCAAAACTTCGTTACAATCCATTATAACAATATCGTTTTGGTCTTTTATAAAACGATCAGCATTTACATAAATATCTTTTAAAATATTTGTTCCGGCATAATCTACATAACTAACTTCCGTACTGGTGTTAATTGTAAGTGATAATCTTGTTCTGTCTAAACAACCTTTTATAACATCGTATACCGACATTTTACCGGTAAACCTTAAACCATTAGTTTGAACAAAAGATAAGTCTTTTAAAGCACCTAAAATGTCGTTACTTTCTATATTAACATACCAAGCATCATTAACGTAACTTTGTTGGCATCCATCGGGTTTAATATATCCTTCAAATATTATTTGACTACCTTTTAATAATTCAGTCTTATAGGTAAATTCATCCTCAAGTAAAAACTCATCAAAAGTTAATGTTTGATTTGCCTCTAAAGATAATTCTAAAGCTGTTCCTCTAATAGGAGTTAATATAGTATCAACAGTTGACTTTTTAAGCGTGAATGTTCCATATATTTCAGATGCAGTACCTTGATAATTGCTTTTATAAATATTTAGTGTATAATCATCAAAATATAAATAATACTTTAAGTTAGTTCCAAATGGCTCTACATCTTCAGTAGTTATTGTTATGTTTTCGTTTAAATCTTCACCAATGGTAACAACAGCATCCGCTTGTATTAAAACTTCAATAGTGGAGTTAACTAAACTATAACTTATTAATTCGTTTATATAGTTTTCACGTAAATAACTTAATAATATTTGTAATGTTTCGTCTAAAGAAGTGCCTATTGCTAATTGATAATCTTCTTCAGGTGTATCTCCGTTTGCAATAAAATCAATTCTAACTCCATTTAGTCCATTGGTATAATAAAGTATAAAATCATTTACTGTAATATCATAACTAAAGCCAACTACATCAATAATTGGCTGTGCGCTAAAATCTATTATTATTTTCTTTGCCATTATCCTAAACCTAAAGTTCCTCCTAATCTTCTATTAGCATTAATTGTATTGCTTAACACTCCGATAAGTTTTTGTCCGGATATCTCAAATACTACCGTACCACCGCCACCGCCACCACCAAAACCACTTGACGAAAAACTTTGATTGTTTGCACCGCCACCGCCACCGCCTCTATTTCCACCGCCTGAAGCAAAAGAACCTAATGCACCGGCAGCAGCTTTTAAAGCAACTCCGACAGCAATAGCAGCAATACCCGCACCGATAGATATTGGCCCACCTGCTGCAATCGCTAAATCTAATTTTCCTTTTACTACTGCTAACGTTCCGTATTTAATTAATAAGTCACCCATGTCAGATAAAAACCCAGCAAAGGCTTGAATTATTGTTGTTCCTATTGCAGAAAGTACATCGCCACCTGTTGCTATTGCATCACCTATTGCAGCACCTATTTGACTAAAAGTACTTGCTATTGAATTAACAATTAAATCATTTGCAGAAGCGTTAAATTCAATCAATGCTAATTGCATTTCAGTCAATCCAGTTCTCATATTTTGAGAAGCTAAACCTAAAGATGCGGTAATTGTATTTGGTAAAGATTTAAGTTTATTTCCAAATTCATCAACTTGACCATTAAATGTAGCTATTCCATTAACATCAAATAAAGGAGCGGGAATTATTGCGTTTGTTACTCCTGTTACTGTTGGAGTTACAAAGGATTTAGCAACTTTGTCTTTTTTGTCAAGTAGTCCTATTGAATCTTCAGTCTTTTGATTTAATTTACCTGCTAACTTATCTTGTTGAGTTTGTATTACTAAAATTTGCTCGTTTAAATCTTTTACTCTTGAAGTTGCTAAAGATAAAGCACCCGCAGCACCCGCAGCTCTTTGTCCTGCACCCGCAATATTATTGGCTATTTTTAAATTTTCATTTGCTTGTTTTACACTTTCTTGCGCTTTTTGTAAACCAAGTACCTCCTTTTCTTTTTTGATTTGTAAATCCAATTTTTTAGCAGCTAATTCTCCAATCTTATCAGCGATTGCACTTGCCTCTGCTCTTGCTATAATTGCCTTTGATAATTCTTTTGTTACTGCTGTTAAATCGCCTGTTAATATTTGCTCTTTGGTTAAATTACCAAAATAACCTGGATATTTAGATTGTAATTCCTCAACAGCAATTAATCTTTCTTTTCTTGAATTTATATCATCTTGTGCTACCGAAATTAATGCATTTAATCCAGCAATCTCTTGACCTGAATTTTTAGCAGCATCTACTGATATTTTATTTAATTCAGCGCCAAACGCATCAAAGTTTCCTGTTATCTTATCAATAACATCGCCAACACTTAACCCACTTTGAGCAAGTAAAGTCAATCCAGTAGTAAGTAATGAAACTCCTAATAATATTCCACCACTCCCCGCTAAAGATGAAGCTAAAGCTTTTAATGCTCCGCCTGTGCTTCCGGTTTGCGCTTTTAAGTACGAGAAACTTTCAGCAGTAGCAGTAATATTGTTTCCAATTCCAATAATGCCAAATGGAGCATCCTGCGCTATTCTACTAAATTGCGTTAATGTATTACCCGCATTAACAACCTTTGGAGTTGCGGATGCAAAGCTTTGTCCTGTGTCTTTTACCGCTGTTTTAAGGCTGTTTAAACTTGCCTTTGCATCTTTAATCTGCGAATTGATTTCAGTAGTATCTAAACCAGCTTTTAACCTATCAAGTTTTACCTTTGACAGTTCTTTTATATCAAACTCAACTTCTTTGATTTTTTTTTCAAAGTCGGTAATGTCTGCTCCAATCTCAACTGTTAATTTACCTCCTGCCATTATGCTTTTATTTTTTCTTGATACTTTCTAAATTCATTCATAAACCTTTGTTTCATCTCATCCGTTACGCCTGACCTAACTTGCTTTTCATTATTCAAAGGTAAAAACGCTTCTTTACGTTTAACCATCTTTTTTGGATCTTGGTGTGGCGCTATGTAACTGGTCCACATTAACTCCCTTAACTTTTGCCAATCGTATAAATCAATCCTTTTATATGCAAAAAGTCGAATTTGAAACTCCGCCCACGTCATATCGTAAACCGCTTCCAAACTC